CTAATCTGTGCCATTACGCCATGAACCTTGCCAGGCGATACGGCTCAACAAGCTGCTGAACATCAGGGTCAAGTCTTGTGCCAACGCGGATGTAGCCGAGGTCTGGTGCAGACAACACACCCAACGGTGAGTCAAGGCGTTTAAAGATTCGGCTGGCCTGAATGATGGTCGCTTGTTTTACAGCCACAGGTGCAGCAGACCAACCCCAAGTGCCAGTCACACGCACACTGGCCTCGCCAATGTTTGTGCCAAACACATAATCGCCAACAGCCCTAATCCGTGTGGCAGGCCAACCAGTCAAACCATCAGCCCTGCCGTTCAAAGGTTCAAGCTGGTAATCGGTGGCAGTCCAAGTCTGGTCAAACACGCCATCAAGGTCGGCAGACACCACAAGGCTGCTCAACGAAATCAAGTCATCAATCTCGCAAACAATCGTGTCCTCTGGTGTGAAGAATCGGGTTGCTGTGCCATTCGGGTAAAAGTTGCGACCAGCGAAACCATCAACCAGGCGCGAAGCCGACTCAATAGCCGTTTCCAGCAAACTGTCATCGATGCTGTCTGTTATTCGCAACGCCGCTTTGACATCAGCCAAAGTCGCATAACCGTTAGTAATCGCCACACAAACTCCTAAAATCTATGGTTCTAGTTTAGCCGTTAGTCAACCGTGCCTTTATAGCAGTCGTGCTGATGCCATCCGTGTAAGGCAGATAAACCAAACCAATGCCACGCTCATCCAACCAATCCTGGTCAAAACCCATCTGATAGTAATAATCGCGCCGCGCCCAATCACTACCGATCACAACATAATCAGGTCGCACCTGCTCAATGGTCGGCTTAGAATCCGCACCACCCATGTTCGGCACAACAGCTGCCACCCACTTGCAACCCAACAAGGTTGCTTCGCGTTCACGGTAAGTCATCACCGGTGCTTTGCCCTTGTATTCGACAATGAACTCATCAGTGTTCAACGACACCACCACATCGCCTATCTCGTGGCAGCGTTCCAGAAACGCCATGTGGCCTGGATGTAGCAGGTCGAATGTTCCGCCAGTGTAAACGGTTGGTCGTTTCAATCCCATCGATTTGCCCTTCTTGTTTGTAATGTCCACGCATTTGCCTCTATACGGCCTTGTGAGGCGTTTTGAGCGTATAATTTGTGGTTGTTGCTGTATGACAGCGAGTTCACATTTTGGAAGCCGCTATGAAGCGTAGAACTGTTATTATGACCCATTTTGCAGGCAATAGTTTTCTTTGCTACGGCAGCCAAATCAACGCGGCGTTCCAAGTCATTATCATCGAAATAAAGCGGATAAAAATTCTCGTCATACAAACCAACCTTCTCAACCATGCCCTCACCAAACACCACACCCGACCACTGTGGCACAATGTCCAAGAAGTTCAACGCCTGCGTGTCCACCTGATCAGGAATGTTCGCCATCTGCCCAGGCTCAAACCACGCATCATCGTTCACCAACACCCAGTAAGGCGCATACGGTGTGGCCTTCACAATCAGATTCCACGCACCCACCAGACCAAGACCGAACGGAACTTCGATGTGCCACAGGTGTTTGACCAGCTCAGGCTTTGTCGGTTGCCAGGTCTTAGTTCCCGAATTGTTGACCACAACCAAATGCTCAACAGGGTAATCAATGCTGGCAAGAAGCCGGTCAGCCAAGTCAAATCGTTTCAGAGTGCAGAATCCAAGAACAGGAATCATCGGTTTATGTCCAATGTCTGAAACCCCGAAGGGTCTGGCGTTAGCATCATTACCAGCAGACTACAAGCGGCTCGTGTTTCACTGATGCCGGCTCGACTTGCGGCCAAGACCATAATGCCCTACTTCAAAATCTTTGTCAACACAGGCTGCCAGTATTCGCGCCAAACCTTCTCAGCACCAAAATCAGCTGCAAACTCCTGAGCCTTCTCAGACTTGCCACGCGGCCTATCATAAGCAGCCTGCAACGCCGCCACAGTCTGCGGAATGTTCGGCACACTAAACCAAGACTTCTGCGCCTCATCCCATAACGGCTGACACTCAACCAACCAACCATCGCCACACAACTCAGTGCTGGCACAAATGTCACTCACGATAACCGGTGTGCCACAAGCCTGCGCCTCAACAGTGCCAACCCCAAAACCCTCACCATACGAGATGCCCAAATAAACATCCATTGCCGTATAAAACGCAGCCAACGCTTCCTGCGAATAACCGTAACGGTAAGACACCTGATCGCAGAACACAACCTGGTTGCGTGTCAGGCCACAGCTAGTCAACAACTGGTCTAACTTCCAACCACCAAACGACCCGAACATGTCTGTATGCAAATACAGCACAGCATCAGGCTTATCCTTCGCGAACAGGCTGAACGCCAGAAACGCCTCAGCCACAGCCTTCCTATGAATCGCACCAGAAGCCTTGTTAGCAAAATTCATACCCACCACAAAGTTGTCAGCAGTCAGCCCCATGTAATTGCGAACAGGCTGACCATCAACAACCCAAGTGGGTTTGAACACCGGCTCAACAGCATGAGGCACAAACTCAGCCTCAACACCAAACCTCGCCAACTGCGCCTGACCCCAACGACTCATCGCAATCGGTGTCACATTAGGTCGCTTACACCACTCCAACACCAAAGGTGGAATCGGGTTATGGTCAATCGGAACCCACGAAGCAATGTTCAGGTCGGCATACTTATCGCCACGCAAAATCCAAACATCATAAAGAGTCAGCAAAACATTCGGCAACTTACCCTTCTTCTTCTCAACGGCGGCCACATGATGCAAATGATTCAGAGGCGTAACATCCTGCGAATAAGGTTCAGCACCACGCGCATACTCAGGCACAACACCATGCTCAGATTCCCAAGTGCCGTTCACACCCTCGCGACCATAGTTGCTTAACACAGCAACATCAAGGCCGTCACGGATCATCCGATTCAACACCTGATTCGACTGCATCCCATAACCAGTGGTGGCTGTTGGCGAATTACTAAACCACGAAACAATGCCGCGCAAACTACCCTTAGCCGGATTGCCAGACTTACCCATTTTTATCCTGTCGTAGAAGGTGCTAACAGAATACAACAGGCAAAGGAAAACCCCCAGAGTCTACGCGCTCTGAGGGTCTTCCAGCCTGGATTCAGGGTTTAGCTTGCGCCACCCTTGAAGTAACCAATGTGTGTTGCGTGGGTTAGTCCACCGTCAACACGGATTAGGCCGCGGTATGCGGTGACATCGGTGTTGAAGTTGAAGTCGGTTGACGATGCAACCTGAACTCCACCAGCGACACGAGCCTTGAACGATGGAAGGTGTCCGAATAGAACAGACTTCGCACCAGTAGCAACAGCAGGAATTGCAGGGTTCTCGTAAACAGGGTAACCAAGCAACGAAGCTGGCTGACCAACAACAGCGTTGTCAGTCCAGATGTAAGCACCTGAACCATCCTTCAACTTACGAGCAGCAGCAATACCAGACTTAGCCATCATAAAGCCGAGGCCGGGGAGAGTTCTAGCGCCCGATTCGATACCGTAGACCAAATCGATTAGGTTCTCATAAGTAGCAGCACCCGAAACACCAGTTCCACCGGTAACAACAGAACCAGCAGCAGCAACCAACTTGTCAGTTAGCGCAGTGTTAGTCTGCACACCAAGCGAAGTTCCAAGCTGCTGTGCAATGTAACCAGTGATGTCGAAACCAGCGTCAGTTACCAACTCGTTAGCCAAGTTGACAATCGCACCATACTTGATCGCACCAAGAGTGATTGATGAGAAGGTTGGGTTTGACTCTGACACAGTTCCAGCAGCCGCAACTGAACCAGAAGTGCTGATTGCAGTAACGGTTGGCAAGATTAGGTTCTCACCTGATGCAGTGTTGAACACCTCTGAGGTGCTTAGGATTGGCCCAACCTGGGTCGCAATCTGGAACACCTGGTCATAGAACGAGGTTGGAACGGTGTTGCTTGAAGGTGTTAGTGGTGCGCGTAGTTCACGCATGAACTCGTGTGAACGAACCTCGCCACGAGCAATCGCGCGAAGAACATCTGCCTCAGAAGAAGCAGGTGCAACCTCTGGTGCGAACGAGCCAGCAGCCTGAGCAGCCTCAGCTGAACGCTGTGCCACCTTCTCAGCAGTAGCAATAGCAGCATCGCGCTGCGCAATGTCAGCCTCGATACGGTCAATCTTTTGTAGGTCTTCGGCAGTTAGTCCACGCTTCTCAGACTCAGCGATGTCCAAGACTTCGCGCATCTGTGCAACAAGGTTGTTGCGAACTTCTGCCTGACCCTTGATAAATTCAGACATAATGTCCTCTTTCAGTTTTAGGGATTAGGGAAACCTGCCGTGAATGACACAGAACAGAAACGGTGGCGCTAACGCTCAACCTGTGAATAAGTTTAGCCAACGCAATATAACGGCGTAAAAGAAAACCCCTGCCGGTAAAGGGTAAGAAAACCAGCAGGGTAAAAGAACTGCGATCTAACGAGTTTCTTTTGCCTCAGTCACAC